GCAACAGCGGCAACCGGAACAGCGGCAACCGGAACAGCGGCGATTGGAACAAGTGCAACTTTTCCAATGGATGTTTTAACACTACCAGCCCGAAAATTTACCTGTTCAATAAGCCTTCTGAATGGACTTATGAAGATTGGCTGAATAGTGAAGCCCGCTATTTGCTGAATCAGATTCCGGGGGATGTGCTTGAATACATTTGGCTTTCTGATATGACGGATGAAGAAAAGACGGCACACCCGGAAGCAGAAACAACAGGCGGGTATCTGAAAATTTTGGATAATTCCGAATGTGCGGTTATTTGGTGGCGTGGGCTTTCTGACCGTCAAAAGGCAATTATCACAGCAATTCCGAATTTCGACAAGGCTATTTTCAAAGAGATCACCGGGATTGATATTGATGAAGATTAAGGGGGTGCTGATTTATGCGGCTATTCCCCCACCAACAGAAAGCCCTTGACCTGACAGCCGGGAAAAATCGGGTTGCATATTACCTTGATATGGGTTTAGGGAAAACATTTGTAGGCGGCGAAAAGGCGAATTCTTACCATGAAAAAATCGTGTTGGTTTGTCAAAAATCCAAAATTGACGATTGGATCAGCCATTTCAAAGAGCATTACCCGCTGACCGTGTTTGACCTGACGAACAAAAAGCAGCTTGAAGAATTCACGGGAACAATCGGAAAGTGCGTGGGCGTTATCAATTATGATTTGGTGTTCAGGCGTTCATATTTCGCCCATATAAGCGGGTTTACCCTGATGCTTGATGAAAGTTCCGTTATCCAAAATGAAGCGGCGAAACGGTCAAAATTTATCCTGAAAATGCAACCTGAAAATGTGATTTTGCTATCCGGCACACCAACAGCCGGGAAGTATGAAAAATTGTGGTCGCAGCTTCGGTTGCTTGGATGGAATATCAGCAAAGACCTTTTTTACAAGCAGTATGTTGAAACGGAATGGATTGAAGATCACAACAGCGGGTTCAGGATTCCCCATGTGGTAGGTTACAAGAATGTTGACCGCCTGAAAAAGAAACTTGCTGAACACGGTGCAATCTTTATGAAATCGGAAGAAGTGTTTGACCTTCCCGAACAAGTGATGATCCCGGTTCATTCCAAACCAACAAAGGAATACCGGAAATTTATGCGGGATGCGGTTATCACCATTGAAGGGCGTGAATTCATAGGCGATACCACACTTTCACACCGTACTTATTCCCGTATGATGTGCAGCTACTTAAACAAGGAACGGGTTGCAGCCTTTAAGGATTTGGTGCAATCCACAGAAGATAGGCTGATTGTGTTCTATAACTTCAATGAAGAATTGAACACCATGCAAGCCGCACTTGCCGAATTGGAACGCCCTTTTTCGGTGGTAAACGGGGAAACAAAAGATCTTACCGCTTATGAGGAACACGGGGATTCAATCACCTTTGTTCAGTATCAGGCGGGGGCAATGGGGCTGAATTTGCAGAAGGCAAACAGAATTATTTACTTCGCCCTGACAGATAGAAGTGAACTGTTTGAACAGAGCAAAAAGCGAATTCACAGAATCGGGCAGGAAAAGACTTGTTTCTATTACCTGATGATTTGCCCCGGAACGGTTGAAGAAGATATTCTTCACACTTTGGAATTAAGAAAGGATTACACAGATGAACTATTCAAGAAATATCAAGAAGGCTTCGATTGGTAAGCGTGTTCTGATTTCGTGGGTAGTGGTTGCAATTATCTTTTCCCTTGTAGGGTTCGGCATTGGGGCAATCTGTTCAAGAGGTGGCAGCAGCCCCGAACAAACCGAACCGGAAACCCAAAAGGAAGTTCTGATTTTCGGAAAGCCTGACGGGAAAATCTTTGAAGGTGAAATGCCCGGTGAATGGGCGGGGGATTTGAAATTTGTTCCGCTTGATGTGCCTATGGATGAAGATTTACAAGAATTTGTTTTCTACCTATCCGCAGCCTATGAAATGGATTTTACCTTTGTGATGGCGTTGATCCAGCAGGAAAGCGGCTTCCGGTCGGATGTTGTGAGTGCAACCAACGATTACGGGCTAATGCAGATCAATGAAGTAAATCACCAATACCTGAAAGAACAGCTTGAAATTGCTGACTTCCTGAACCCCTATGACAATATCAGGGCGGGAATGTTCATATTGCGGAAGCTGTTTGAAAAGTACGAAACCCCGGCAAAGGTGCTGATGGCGTACAACATGGGTGAAGGCGGTGCTTCCTACTTATGGCGGCAAGGGGTATTTGAAATTAACTATTCAAAATCAGTTTTACAAATTCAGCAGGAAATGAACGCTGAATTGGAAAGGAGTTCAAACAATGATTAAGTGTAAACAGGCAATGGAAAGTTCCGCTTGCGGCAAGGTGTGTTGCTGTTTGGAATGTGAGGAAAGGGAAAGCTGCAAGGATGTATGCACCGAACTTTCCCCGGATTGTGAGGATGCTTTCAGCGAGGAAACAGCCCTTGCAACCATGCAGACGGAAGCGGCGGCGATTATCAAGGGTATTGCAGCCCTGACCTTGCAGAAGAAGCAGATTGAGGATCAGGAAAAGGAAATGCGGGTTCAGCTTATGGCGGCAATGGAAAAGTACGGGGTGAAATCCTTTGAAAATGAGGATGTGAAGTTCACCTATGTTGCAGCCACAACCCGAACCACCATTGACAGCACAAAATTGAAGAAAGATTTGCCGGATGTTGCTGCAAAGTATTCCAAAACAAGCAATGTTTCCGCTTCCGTCAAAATCACGGTGAAGTGATTTGGCAAGGGAAAGTTGGAAAGTGATTGACAACCACCCTTCTTATGAGGTTAGCACAATGGGAAAAATCAGGAACATTTCAACCGGAAAGCAGCTACAACCTTACGATGACGGAAAAGGTTATTTGCGGGTAAAGTTGGATGGTGAAAATTGTAGATTACACATTCTTGTTGCAATAGCCCATGTTCCGAACCCTGATCCGGCAAATAAAACGGTTGTCAATCACAAAAAAGGTAAAAAGCATGATTGCCGTGCTTCTCAATTAGAGTGGGTAACACAGCAAGAAAATGTTCAACACGCTTGGAACACAGGGCTTTGTAAGCGTAAGAAAGGCGGGTGAAACATGGCAGAAGAAAAGCTGTTTGAAGGACAGATCAAAAAACATTTTCATTCAGTGGGTATATATCCGGCGGGCTATCCCACAGACCGAATGAACGCCCCTATGGTGGGATGGTACACCAAAATTTGGGGCGGTGGCTTTCAGAAATCCGGCATACCTGACATTTTGGCTTGTGTGAATGGGGTGATGCTTGCGGTGGAAGTAAAGGCTTCCAATGGCAGACCTTCCGAATTGCAAAAGCTGAATATCAGCCGGATCAATAAATCAGGGGGAATTGGGGTGTTCCTTTACCCGGAAGGGTTTGAACAGTTCAAGGAACTTTTGAAAGGGGTGATAAATTGCGGTATTCACACAGCAGCGTTGATTGCTTTGAAAAGTGCAAGCGAAAGTTCAAAATGCGTTATCTTCAAGGAATAACCACTATTCCGGCAACCGAACCTGACAACCCTTTAATTTTGGGGCAAGCGGTTCATACCGGAATTGAAAAAAGCCTTGAAGAAGCAATCAGGGAATATTGTTTCAGCTTCCCGATTATCACGGATGAACATATAAACGAGATAATCAAGTTTGAAACGGTGATCCCGCTTGCAAAAACAGCAATCCCGCCCGGTGGCAAATTTGAAGTTGAAATCAAGGATGATGATTTCCACGGGTTCATTGATTACCTTGTTCCGGCAACAGTTTTTGAACGGGGCGTTGAACTTCCTGATACTTATGATCTTTACGATTTCAAGTATTCAAACAATGTTTCGGGCTATAAACAATCGGGGCAGCTTCACGAATACAAGTATTTCTTCGAGAAGAACAACCCCGGAAAGAAAATTCGGAATATGTTCTTTGTGTTCATTCCCAAAGTAACAATCCGGCAGAAAAAGACAGAAACCCTACTTGAATTCAGGCAACGGCTGAAAGAAGCCTTGTCCGGGGTGGAAGTCAAGGTTGTTCAAATAGAGTTCAACATTGAAAAAGTGATTGAATTCTTGTTTGGAATAAAAGCGGTGAATGAGGAAACAGAGTTCCCGCAAGAAAAAAGTTACCTATGTAGGTATTGTGAATTTCAAGAATATTGCGAGAAAGGATGGAGTTATTTTATGAAACTACCTGAAAACAAGAGAAGGAACATTGAAGCAGTTGAAAAGCGTGTGCTTTGGATTTATGGCGTGCCGTTTTGCGGTAAAACCACCTTTGCAAACGCCTTCCCCGATCCCCTTATGCTGAATACGGATGGCAATATCAAGTTCGTGGATGCCCCGTATATCCGAATCAAGGATGAAGTAAAGGTTGAGGGGCGGCAGACAAAAAGAACCCTTGCTTGGGAAGTGTTCAAGGACACTATTTCCGAACTGGAAAAGAAGGAAAACACCTTCCGAACAATCGTTGTTGATCTGCTGGAAGATTTGTATGAACATTGCCGCCTTTATATGTATCAGCAGATGGGTATTACCCATGAATCGGATGATTCCTTCCGTGCGTGGGATAAGGTGCGGGGCGAATTCCTGAACACGCTGAAACGCCTGATGAACCTTGACTATGAAAATATTATCCTGATTTCCCATGAGGACACCAGCAAGGATATTACACGCAAGGGCGGCGATAAGATCACGGCTATCAAACCGAACTTGCAGGAAAAGGTTGCAAATAAGGTTGCCGGAATGGTGGATGTGGTTGCCCGCATTGTTGCGGATGGTGATGCCCGAACTTTCAGCTTCAAAAGCAATGAAGTAATTTTCGGCGGCGGGCGTTTGAAGGTGAACGCAAAGGATATTCCCCTTGATGTGGATGCCCTGTTTGCCGTGTATGATGAAGCGAACAAAAACGCCGCTTCCGGTGCAGCGGTAACACCCGCAGCTACTACCCCGGCGAAAGCTGGAAGAACCGGAAGAAAGAGAACGGAAACCCCCGCCACAGTCACAGATAAGCCGCAGGACAGCCCGAAAGAGGAACAGGCGGTAAATGATACCCATGAACAGGAAACCCCGCAGGAAGCCCCTGAAACGGCGGCAGAACAGCAGCCCGAAAAGGAAGCCGGAACATGGACACCGGGCGGCGGTGAAACGGATGATTCTATCCCGGCAGAGGAAACCCCCGTTGAAGGTGCAATGAATCCCCCGGAAGCCCCGGCAGAGGAAGAAAAGCCCCGCCGTAAGCGTAAAGCAAGAGAGTAAAGAAAGGACAGGTGCAGAACATGAACAATCCGTTCGGTATTCCTGATGAACTGATGAACGCCGTTATTTCGGCGGCGTTCAAACAGCAGCAGGAAATGAAGAAGGGCTATAAGCCGGAAAACCCGTTTAACATTGATCCGGCAGCAATGGCAAAAAAATCCGCTTCTACGGTAAAGCAGCTTTATGATGCCTATGTGGAAGCCGGGTTCACGCAGGAACAGGCTTTTGAATTGGTTAAGGGTATCTTGACCGCAAAGAAAAACTAAAAACAGAAAGGTTAAAAAGGTGAAAAATCATGGCTAACATTTGGGATGAATTCGACAAGGCGATTGACACGGAAGGGCTTGCAAAGGATGTTGAGGAAGCAGCCGAAAACGGCGGGCGGCGTGAAGTTCCGCATGATACTTACGAGGTCGCAGTTACAAAGCTGGAGCTTGTCAAGAGCAAGAAAGGCGATCCAATGGTTACTTGCTGGATGAAGATTGTGGAAGGCGAGTATAAGAACAGCCTGATCTTTATGAATCAGGTGGTAACACAGGGCTTCCAGCTTCACATTGCCAATGAGTTCATGCGGGCGTTGGTTGCGGAAATGGCTGAACCGATTGACATTCAGTTTAAGACCTACAACCAGTACGGCAATATGATCATGGATGTTATGGAAGCCATTGACAACAATTTTGAATACAAAGTTGAATATGGCGAAAAGAAGGGCTTCAATACCTTTGAGGTTCAGGAAGTCTATGTGCTGGAAGATTAAACGCAGAGCAACGGGGGCTTTTGTCCCCGGTAATGCGGGGGAACGGTTGCAACCCCGTTCAAAATACAGAAAGGAGTGAAGCAAGTGCTTTTCTATGATTTTGAGGTTTTCAAGTATGATTGGCTTGTGGTGGTTATGGATATGACCGCAAAGAAAACCCATGTGATAATCAATTCGCCGGAAGAACTTGAAGCCTTATATAAGGCGAATATACGTGAAATATGGTGTGGTTTTAACAGCCGCCATTACGATCAGTACATTTTGAAAGCTATCCTTTGCGGGTTCGATCCTAAAAAGGTGAATGATTATATCATTGTGAAGGGAAACCCCGGCTGGAAGTTCAGCAGCCTTTTCAATCAATTCCCTTTGAACAATTATGATGTAATGATGAACATTGATAGGGGTTTGAAATCGTTTGAGGGGTTCATGGGAAACAGTATCAAAGAAACTTCTGTTCCATTTGATATTGATCGAAAGCTGACAGAAGAAGAAATTGCGGAAACCGTGAAATATTGCAAGCATGATGTTGAACAGACCGTGCAAGTATTCTTACAAAGGAAGAAGGATTTTGAAGCCCATATTGGGCTTGTGAAATTGGCGTGTAAGGGAAAACCCCTTGATATGTCGCTGATAAGCAAAACCAAACCGCAGCTTTCGGCAATTATCCTTGATGCCCGCCGTGATGTTGAACGGGATGATGAATTTGATATTGATTTCCCGTTTTCAATGCGAATTGAAAAATATTCAAAAGTGGTTGAATGGTATGAAAACCCGGCAAACCGCTGTTACCAAAAAGACGGGAAGAAAAACCAGCTTGATATTATGGTTGCCGGAGTTCCCCACCAGTTCGGATGGGGTGGCGTACACGGTGCAATTCCAAAATATCACGGCAAGGGTTATTTCTTGAATATGGATGTTGCTTCCCTTTATCCCTCTTTGATGGTGCAATATAACCTTCACAGCCGGAACATTGCCGATCCGCAAAAGTTTGTTGAAATTTACAATCAAAGATTGAAGTACAAAGCAGAAAAGAACCCGCTGCAAGCCCCGTTGAAATTGGTTTTGAATTCCACCTATGGAGTTATGAAAGACAAAAACAATGCCCTTTATGATCCATTGCAGGCAAACAGGGTTTGCGTTTACGGACAGTTGCTTTTATTGGATTTGATTGAACGCCTTGAACCTTATGCACAGATCATTCAATCAAATACGGATGGTGTGCTTGTAAAAATGCCGGAAGGTAAGAATGAAGAAGAATGGTATAGCCTAATTGATGATATAGCCCACGAATGGGAAGTTAGAACCGGGCTGAACCTTGAATTTGACGAATACCGGGAAATTTACCAAAAGGATGTGAACAATTACATTATCCTTGATTCGTGGGGGCATTGGAAATCAAAAGGGGCTTATGTGAAAGAATTATCTTCCCTTGATTATGATTTGCCGATTGTCAACAAAGCGTTGGTTGAATATATGGTGCATGGTGTTCCGGTTAGAAGGACTGTTTTAGATTGCAATGCTTTGAAGGAATTTCAGCTTGTTTCTAAAATCAGCGGCAAATACACGCACATTCTTCACGGAAACAGAATTGTCAAGGAAAAGTGTATCAGAATATTTGCTTCAAAAAACAATTCTGATCCGGGCGTTCAGAAGGTTCACGCCATAACAAAGAAACCCGCTAAAATTCCCAATTCCCCGGAACATTGCTTTATTTTCAATGATGAAGTGAACGGGGTTGAAGTGCCGGAAAAGTTAAACAAGCAATGGTATATAGACCTTGCAAATAAAAGATTATCAGATTTTGGGGTGATTATATGATGGATGATTTTTATAAAACTTGCCGTTGGTGCCATTGGTTCAAGAATGGGAAGTGCTTGCACGGTAAAACATTCAGGAACAGCAAAAGCGAAACGGATATTGTGTATTTGGCAGAAGAAGGCGTTATCAGTGAAGCCATAAAAGAAGGATTTACTGAAAAAGCGTTTTCAAACTTGAAAAGCAATCTTGAAAGTTCACTTTCAAAAAAGAAGGCAAAGGAATTCATGCAATCCTTCTTTGAAGAATTGGAAGCGGCAAAAACAGATTGGACGGAAACTATTGATGAAGCCGTAACCACAGCATTACAAAATGCGATTGATGAAGGAACAGAAGAAGCGGCAGAAATCATTGAACCGGAAGAATTTTGTTGCAAATATTTTATGTAAGGCGGTGATTAGAATTGTTCTTCAAAGGTTTTGTTGAAACAAAGAATAAGAAGTGCATAGAGAAATTCAAGGGCAGAACGGATTTCAAAACCTTTGAACAGGTTCAGTCATTGCCGGAATACGCTGGAATTTTGGCAACGGAAACTATTCTGATTGATATTGATGATTCTGAAACTTCTGAAATACTGTTCAAAGTAGTAAAGGAATACGCTTTGACTTGCCGGGTTTATAAAACCAGCCGGGGAAAGCATTTCCTATTCAAGAACAGCGGAGTACCAACCAACAAAACAGGCTGCAAACTGGCAATAGGTTTGACCGCTGATATTAAGATCGGCACAAGAAATTCTTATGAAGTGCTGAAACACAACGGGAAACAAAGGGAAATCCTTTATGATACCGCAGAAAATGAGGAAGCACAGCCCCTTCCCCGCTGGCTTTTCCCCGTGAAATCAAATATGGAGTTCCTGAACATGGAAGCCGGGGATGGAAGAAACCAAAGCCTGTTTAACTATATTCTGACCTTGCAAAGCAATGATTTCAGCGTTGAAGAAGCAAGGGAAACAATCAGGATAATCAATAAATTTGTGCTGAAAGTTCCGCTTGCGAATGATGAAATTGAAACAATCCTTCGTGATGATGCTTTCAAAAAGCCTGTTTTCTTCATGGGTTCAACATTCTTGTTTGACAAGTTTGCAACCTTCTTGAAGAACAATCACCACATTATCAAGATCAACAATCAGCTACATATCTACAAAAACGGGATTTACATTTCCGGGCTTGCAGAAATTGAAGCTGAAATGATAAAGCACATACCACAGTTGAACAGGGCAAAAAGAACAGAAGTTCTTGCCTACCTTGATATTCTTATCAGGGAAAACACAAAAGCGGGAGATGCAAACCTAATAGCCTTTGCAAACGGGCTATATAACATAGTGGATGATTCCTTTGTGGAGTTTACCCCGGAACACATTATCACAAACAAAATCAGGTGGGATTACAACCCGGAAGCCTATTCTGAATTGGCAGATAAAACCCTTGACAAAATCGCTTGTGGTGATCCGGCTATCAGGGCATTACTTGAAGAAGCCATTGGGTATTGTTTCTATCGCAGAAATGAGTTAGGCAAAGCCTTCATTCTGACCGGGGATAAATCCAACGGCAAAAGCACCTTCCTTTCAATGGTTCAAACCCTGTTAGGGGAAGAAAACATTGCTTCTCTTGACCTGAAAGAATTGGGTGATAGGTTCAAAACCGCTGAAATGTTCGGCAAGCTGGCAAATATCGGTGATGATATAGGGGATGAATTCATTGCAAACCCGGCAATTTTCAAGAAATTAGTTACGGGTGAAAGGGTATCAGCAGAACGCAAAGGGCAAAACCCGTTTGAGTTCAACAATTATTCAAAGCTGTTATTTTCAGCAAATAACATTCCCCGTATCAAGGATAAAACGGGGGCGGTGCAGCGGCGATTGACAATTATTCCTTTTGATGCACGGTTTACCGCCGCCGATCCTGATTTCAACCCGTATATAAAACACTTGCTGAAAACGGATGAAGTTATGGAATATCTGATAAATTTGGGAATTGCAGGATTGAAGCGGGTGCTTATCAACAGGCAATTCACAACTTCTTCAAAGGTTCAAAAGGCAATGGATGAATACGAGGAAAACAACAACCCAATTTTGGGCTTCTTCAAAGAATGTGAAGATGAAGATTTTCAGATTGAAAACGAACCCACAAATAAGGTTTACAAGCGGTATCAGGAATATTGCCTTGCTAACAGCTTGCAGCCCATGAGCAACATTGAATTTTCAAAGCAAGTGAACCGAATTTTGAACATGAAGATTATTGATAAAAAAATCAGTGGCAAAAAGTACCGGATATTTGTTCGGGCAGACAGTTGAAAGGGGTGAACATTTTGAATGAACACAGCAGAGAGAGAGAGAGAGAGAGAGAACAGAAAGTAAAGATTGGGTAGGCAACCAAAGAAGCATTTACACAACATTAGGTGCTTCCAATCATAGCGATAAAGACAGGCAGCAGCATGATTATTATGCCACAGAACCCCGTGCAATGGAACTTCTGCTTGCAGAAGAACAGTTTTCCCCGGTGATTTGGGAATGTGCGTGTGGTGAAGGGCATTTGTCAAAGGTGCTTGAACAGCACGGTTTTGAAGTGATTTCAACAGATTTGATATACCGGGGCTTTGGTGATCCTGAACCGCTGGATTTCCTAAAAGAAACCCTTGATGATTTTGAAGGGGATATTATCACAAACCCACCCTACAAATACGCTTTGCAGTTTGTTGAACAGGCGTTGAACAGTGTGCAGCCGGGAAGGAAGGTTGCAATGTTCTTGAAGCTGCAATTCCTTGAAGGGAAATCACGCAAGCAGTTCTTTATACAGAACCCGCCGAAAACGGTATATGTTAGTTCTTCACGGCTGATATGTGCCATGAATGGGGAATTTGAAAAATACCCGTCAAGTGCAGTTGCTTATGCGTGGTTTGTATGGGAAAAAGGATTCAATGGTGATCCGGTTATCAGGTGGATAAATTGAAAGGGGTGAAAATAGTGAATGAACGCTTTTACACAGCACACACACAAATTATTTTGGATTTGTGCGGGGGTACGGGTTCATGGTCGAAACCCTATAAAGAAGCCGGGTATGATGTGCGGGTTATCACCTTGCCGGAATATGATGTGCGAACTTATATCCCGCCTGAAAATGTGTACGGCATACTTGCCGCCCCGCCTTGTACTGAATTTTCCGTTTTGAATTGCAAAGCTGAACCACGCAAGCGGGATGAAGCCGCAGGAATGGAAATTGTAAACGCTTGCATTAGAATAATCAATCAGTGCAACCCGGTATTTTGGGCGTTGGAAAATCCACGGGGGCATTTAAGAAAATATTTAGGTGTTCCAAAGCTGAATTTTCAGCCGTGGTATTATGGCGATCCGTGGACAAAAGCAACGGATATATGGGGCAATTTCAACATTCCCCAAAGACTATTTCAAAATTGGGCTGATGTTCCAAAGCTGGATTTATATATCAGACCGAACAGAGAAAAACCGAACTTTGCTTATTTACATAAAAGTGCATGGGATAAGATACCCCAATTACATTTTCATAAGCCGGAAACGGATGCTGAATTTAGAGCAATGACACCGCCCGGATTTGCGAAAGCATTTTATGAAGCAAATAAATGAAAGGTGGCAAAGATGAACAATCCATATTACAACAGTGAAGGATATGCTGATCCTACGGCTTACGCCGGAACAAAGAACATAATCAGAGAGGAAAGCGAAACCGAAAGACGGGCTTCCGAACTGATAAAAATTTTGAAGTTCATTATTCGTTTATCAGGCTTTGAACTGATTGAACGGGTAAAAATTAAAGATACGAAAACAGGAAGGGAGTTCAGATGATGAGCAATTTTACAGAACAGGATAGAATTGAACAGTTCAGAAAAACAATGGCGTATTGTATGCCGTACAGATTTCACTTTGAATTTGTGGATGTGTTGCGGGATATGGGGTTTTTCACAGCCCCCGCTTCCATTCATCACCACGGGGCATATTCAGGGGCGTTGTTCGATCACAGCTTGGCGGTTGCCAACACCCTATTATCGTTCACAAAACGACTTGAATTGAAATGGGAAGATGGCAGAAGCCCCTTGATTGTAGGAATGTTTCACGATTTCTGCAAGCTGGATAATTACCAGCGAACAGACAGTGAACTTTTAATTTCTATTGGTGAAAACCCGCCTGAAAAAATAGGAAAAGATGCGTGGGAATATAACAATGCAACCCTTCTTCCGGGGCATGGTGATAAATCGGTGATGATGCTGCAACAGCACTTTCATCTTACAGAAGAAGAATTGTATTGTATCAGGTGGCACATGGGGGCTTTTGATGATAAAGAAAATTGGAACAGCTACGGGCGGGCAGTAACACGCTTTCCGAATGTGCTTTACACCCATACCGCAGATATGGTAGCAGCCCGCATTTTAGGCGTTTAGAGAAAGGAAGGTGCAGCAATGAATAAAATTTATAGTGGAATTATGGGGCTTGTGGTAGGTGATGCTTTAGGTGTTCCAGTGGAATTCAAGAAGCGTGATACCTACACAGTAACAGATATGACGGGGTACGGAACATATAACCAGCCGCCCGGTACATGGTCGGATGATAGCAGCCTGACACTTGCAACCCTTGATAGTATGGTGAAATTGGGGAAGATTGATCCGGCTGATATTATGCAGAACTTCTTCTATTGGCTGAATAATGGGATGTTCACCCCTTACGGTAAAGTGTTTGATGTGGGCGGTGGAACAAGGCGGGCGATTTCCCGCTATGCCAACGGAAAAGAACCCGCAAAATGCGGCGGCAAAACCCGTATGGATAATGGGAACGGGGCTTTGATGCGTATTCTTCCGGTTGCCATGTTGCCGGATTATCCCGAAAAGCAAAGCGAACTGTTGAGCGTGGCACACCTGACACACACCCACTTCATTTCAGATTTCGGTTGTATGGTATATACGGCAATCGTTGAAAACCTGATGAACGGTATTCCAAAAGATGAAGCGGTATTGAATGGAATTCAAAAGTTCAAACCACAGCTTGAAACTGTTTCAATGTTAGGCGATTATTTCAAATTGCTTGATCTTGAATGGTTGGAAAGAACTTTCGTGAAAAGTTCCGGTTATGTGGCTGATACGCTGGAAGCCGCCCTTTGGTGTTTCCTGAATACCAACAGTTACCGGGATTGTGTGCTTGCCGCCGTGAATTTGGGGGAAGATACTGATACAATAGCGGCGATTGCTGGCGGGCTTGCCGGGATATATTACGGTTGTGGTGGTGAAAACGGTGTTCCTGATGAATGGATTGCACAGATTCCCCGCCGTGATTGGATAAAAGCCTTGTGTGATGAACTGATTATTGAAAATTAACTTTCAAAATATATTCGGTTCAGGTTGTGGTTCAAGATAAATTCAGGTTGTAGTTGTGGAAACTTGAACCGCCTGAAAGCCTGATGAATAGGGTGTTTTGGTTTATCGGTTCAAGTAGTTCAAGTTATTTTATAGTTCTTTATAGATTGTGTTTTTTAATCAGCGTGATTTTACAGTGTTTCGCTAAAAATAAATATAAGAAAAAGAACTTGTTGAACTTGAACCACCTGAATTATAAAAATCAGATTTACCCTTGAAATAAAGGCTTTGAAGCGGTTCAGGATTTCCGGTTCAAGATTAAGAAAGGATTTAACCTATGAAAGCGAAAGAATATTTGCAGCAGTTACAGCGGTTAGATACCGTGATAAATCAGAAAATCAAGGAAGTTCAGGATTTGAGATTACAAGCACAAGGCACAGGGGGGCTTGATTATTCCAAAGAACGGGTGCAATCAAGCCCTTCCGGGGATGCCCCGTTTGTGAAGCCGATATGCAGGATCATTGACCTTGAAGCAGAAATCAATGCTGAAATTGATAGGTTCGTTGACGAAAAGCACAAGATAATCAATCAGATTCAGGGCTTGAAGAATTCTGATTATATCAGCTTGCTTTTCAAGCGGTATGTTGAGTTCAAGAAGTTTGAAACGATAGCTGTTGAAATGAACTTTACATATCAGTATGTTCTCAATATGCACGGGTACGCTTTGAAGGAATTTGAAAGTGCCTATAAAATGTGATGAAAAGTGATGTGTTTCCTATATCATATTATGCAAGGGGCGTGATACAATATAGAATGAGAAATCAGCAAGGGAAACTTGCTGATTTTCTTATTTTCCCGGTGGGATACTCATAGCCGATTTCGGGCAAGGTCGGTGAACTCCTACCCACCGGGAAAATTATTTTTATATGCCTTGAAAGGGGGTGTTGCCGGATGGCACGAATGACAGAGAAACAGAAGCGATTTGTTGAAGAATACCTGATTGACCTGAACGCAACACAGGCAGCTATCAGGGCGGGTTACAAGGTAGACAATGCAAGACAGACCGCAACAGAAAACCTTGCAAAACCTTACATTGCGGAAGCCATTGACAAAGCCCTTGCCGAAAGAAGCCGCCGAACCGGAATAAATCAGGATCGGGTTGTTCAGGAACTTGCCAAAATTGCATTTGTCAAGATTACTGATGTTGTCAATGATGATTGTGAAATCCTTCCTGATGCTGATGAAGCTGACCTTGCGGCGATTGAATCCGTAAAGGTGAAAACTATTCCTACAAAAAGCGGTGAAATAGGTGTTGAACGGGAAGTAAAACTTTCTTCAAAACTGAAAGCCCTTGAATTACTTGGTAAGCATTTAGGTATGTGGAATGATAAGCTGGATTTGAATATGAACATTCCTATTATCTTTGAGGGGGAAGCAGACCTTGAAGAATAGTGAAGCGTTCAGGATAAACCTTCCGGCGATTGTCGGCAAGAGTTACAAAGACTTTTGGCACACAAAAGCAAGATACCGTGTTTGTAAGGGTTCAAGAGGTTCAAAGAAAAGTAAAACAACAGCGTTGAACATGATTGTTCGGTTGTTCAAATATCCACAAAGTAACGGGTTATGTGTTCGCCGCTATTCAAACACTTTGCGGGATTCCGTGTATAGTGATTTGAAATGGGCGATTCACCGTTTGGGGCTTGATGGCTACTTTGATTGTACCGTTTCCCCTATGCAGATAACACGCCGCAGCACAGGGCAAAAGATTCTGTTCCGTGGGCTGGATGATGGCTTGAAAATCACTTCTATTTCAGTTGACAAGGGTGTGTTGTGTTGGGTATGGATTGAAGAAGCCTATGAAATCACCAATGAAGATGATTTCAACAAACTTGATTTGTCAATCCGTGGTGAAGTACCGGAAGGATATTTCAAGCAAATAACCCTGACCTTCAACCCGTGGAGTGCTACAAGCTGGCTGAAAGCCCGGTTCTTTGATACGCCTGATGAAGATACCTTTGTAAAAACTACCACATGGCAATGTAATGAATGGCTGGATGAAGCTGACCGCAGCATATTTCTGAAAATGCAAAAGAACAACCCCCGCCGATACCGCATAGAAGGTGAAGGTGAATGGGGTATTGCGGAAGGGCTGATTTACACCAATGTTGTATGTGAAGATTTCAATGTTGACACGATCCGGGCAATCCCCGGTATAAAATCAGCGTTCAATCTTGATTTCGGCTTTACTGATCCAAACGCCTTTGTGTGTGAAATGGTGGATAACGCTGCAATGCGGATATACATTTTTGATGAATGGTATCAAACAGGCGTTACCAACAAAATCATAGCTGAACAGATTAAGAAAATGGGCTATGGCGGGCAGAAGATTATTTGCGATAATGCAGAGCCGAAAAGCATTGTGGAATTGCAAGATGAAGGTATCAAAGCAGAGCCTTCCCGCAAGGGCAAGGATAGTGTGAACCACGGTATTCAGCTTATACAGAACTATCAGATTGTGGTTCATCCCCGGTGTGTAGAGTTCAAGAAGGAAATTGAAAACTATTGTTGGGGCAAAGATAAAGATGGAAAGCTGACCGATAAGCCGGATCACGAATTTTCACACGGTATGGATTCTATGCGGTACGGTGTAACGAAAATTCTATTGCCGGATGCGTTCAGTTTTGAATAAAAATAGCACATTAGTAACAAACAGCCTTGAAAACGCCTTATTTTCGGGGTTTTTCTTTTATTGTGCAATAGAAAGGCGGTGAACAAGGTGAAATTTAAGGCTAATGGGCTGACATGGGAAGTTCAGAGTGTTCAAAGGGATAATGAAAAATTGAAACTGAACGGCAATGAATGTTTGGGTATCACCTATTACAAGGATTTGCAGATTTTTCTTGACCGTAGCCTATCCAAAGAACTATTTCGGCAGACGGTTATTCACGAATTAGTTCATGCTTTTGCTTTCAGCTTTGGGGTTCACCTTGTAGCCAATGCAAAAACAGAAGAACCCGTGTGTGATTTTATGGGTTCACATTTGGATGAAATCTATATGACAGCAAATAAAATAATGGCAGCTTGCTATGAAAAGGGGGTGAAATAAAGTGTTAGATTTTATCGGCAATATGGCGTTGCGTGTTTCAAATTGGGCGTTGCAAGGCGTTCATGGAAAAATGCACGATAAGCAGTTCCTTGAAAAAGAAATTGCTAAATGGAAAAACAGCCCGCAGCGGATCATGCAGATAAAAGGGCATTTGTACTTTGACAACGAACACGATATTTTAACCCGCAAAAGAACCATGATCGGGGAAGATGGCAAGCTGGAAGAAGTTGAAAACCTTCCGAACAACCGCATTATTGATAACCAATACGGGAAATTGGTAAACCAAAAGGCAAATTACCTTTTGGGGCAGCCTTTCGCCCTTGAAGGGGATAATGAACAGTACATTGAACTTTTGAAGCAGATTTTCAATAAACGGTTTATGAAAACCCTGAAAAATACCGGAAAGGCGGCGTTGAATAGTGGTATAGCGTGGTTATACCCCTATTACAATGAAGCCGGGGAATTTTCCTTCCGTATGTTTCCGGGGTATGAAGTGCTTCCCTTTTGGCAGGACAACGAACACACCATTCTTGATTTCGCCGTAAGGCTTTATTTGGTGGTTGGCTATGAGGGAACAAACCCGGTTGTGATTGAAAAGGTTGAAGTGTATGACCTTGACGGGGTACACAACTTTATTTTAGATGGCGGTTCGCTTGTTCCTGATGTGGTAAATCAGGAAGCGGCAGATTCAACCCATATTTCAATCATTGGTGAAGATGGAAAAATTCAGGGCTTTAATTGGGCGAAAGTTCCGCTGATTCCGATAAAGTACAACGAACAGGAAACGCCGCTTTTGAAGAAAGTGAAATCCCTTCAAGACGGTATCAATGTTATGCTTTCGGATTTTGAAAACAATATGCAGGAAGATGCCCGAAACACAATTCTTGTTCTGAAAAATTATGACGGGCAGAATTTAGGCGAGTTCAGAAAGAACCTTGCCACATACGGGGCTGTTAAAGTTCGTTTTGACGGCGAAACCAAAGGCGGGGTTGAAACCCTTGAAATCAATGTAAATGCCGAAAACTACAAGGCGATTGTGGAAATTTTCAAGAAGGCAATCATTGAAAACGGCATGGGTTATGATGCCAAAGATGATAGGCTTTCCGGCAACCCTAATCAGATGAACATTCAATCAATGTATTCTGATATTGATTTAGATGCTAATGATATGGAAACCGAACTACAAGCCGCCTTTGAAGAAATCCTTTGGTTCGTCAATTCCCATTTGGCAAATACCGGGAAAGGCGATTTTGACGGTGAAGAAGTAACAGTTATCTTCAACCGGGATATTCTTATCAACGAAACAGAAGCCATTGCGAATTGTTCAGCTTCCGTTGGTATTCTTTCAGATGAAACCATTGTTGGTATGCACCCGTGGGTTGACGATCCGCAAAAGGAACTTGAACGCCTGAAAAAACAAAAAGAAGAAGCACAGGCTGAATTTGAACGACAGCAGGAACAGGGGTATAACCCTTTCGGGCAGCAATCCGGCAATCAGCCGCCACAAAAGGAAGGTGAAGAAGGTGAAAATAAAGAAGATTGATGTTTTACCCGTTACCCTTGAAGTGGAGTATAACAGCCCCATTTTAGGGCGTGTGTTCGCTTTCTTTGCGTGGCTGATGTTGGTGCGGTTCAAAAAGTTCAATGTTACAATGAACAATAAAACCGTGTGTAGCTTCTACCGCCTGATTGTTCCCCGCTTTGTGAAAGGCGGTGGGGCTGATGCAAAATAGCGAATATTGGAAATTACGCTTTGAACAGCTTGAAGCCGCCCAAAACGGGCAAGGTGCAGCCGCCGTTGCTGAAATAGAAAGGCAGTACAAAGAAGCCCAAAAGCAAATTGAAGGGCAGATTGCCCGCTGGTATCAGCGTTTTGCCGACAACAACGGAATTTCCCTTGCAGAAGCCCGCCAATATCTGAAAGGTGCAGCCCTGAAAGAATTCAAGTGGGATGTTCAGGATTATATCAAATACGGGCAGGATAACGCTTTAATGGGCGGCTGGATGAAGGAATTGGAAAATGCTTCTGCAAAGTACCACATTTCAAAGCTGGAAGCCCTGAAAATTCAGACACAGCAAAGCCTTGAAGTTATGTTTTCAAAACAGCTTGGAACAGTAACCGGGGCAATGGGTGATGTGTTTGAAAGCGGGTACTATCATACCGCATATGAACTTCAAAAGGGGTTCAATATCGGTTGGGATATTGCGGGGCTGGATCAATCGCAGATTGAAAAGGTGCTTGCTAAACCGTGGGCGGTGGATGGAAAGAACTTTTCTGAAAGGATTTGGGGCAATAAACAAAAGCTGATTTCAGAGGTTCACGGGGAACTTACCCAAAACATTATGTTGGGTGCTGATCCGCAAAAGGCTATTGATTCTCTTGCAAAGAAGATGAAAACTTCCCGATATAACGCCGGAAGGCTGATAATGACGGAAGAAGCCTATTTCAGTTCAGCGGCACAGAAGGATTGCTTTGAAGAATTGGGTGTTGAACAGTTTGAAATTGTTGCAACCCTTGATTCCCACACTTCCGATATATGTCGCAGCCTTGACGGGAAGCATTTTCCCATGAAGGACTATCAGCCGGGAGTTACCGCCCCGCCTTTTCATGTGTTTTGCCGTTCAACCACTGTTCCCTATTTTGATGAAGATTTCGGGGATATTGGGGAACGGGCGGCAAGGGATGAAGAAACGGGTAAAACCTACTATATCCCGGATGATATGAACTATCAGGATTGGAAGGAAACTTTTGTTGACGGTGGCGATAAATCCGGCTTTGATGTGGTGGATGATGGTTTCACCCTTCATTACAAGCACCACAAAGAGCCTGAACCACCGCCGCCCCCGAAAAAGGAATATTTGACAAAGAAGAAGCTGCAAGCCAAAATTGCGGAAGCAGATGTTCAGCTTGAAGATTTGGAAATTCAGTTTAAGGCTGTTTCCGGTGGCTGGACTTATGAAGAAGCAATTAAGGATTTTGGAAGCCTTGACGGGCTGACAGATGGTGATGATTTGGCAAAGCTGAAAGACCTTCATTCACAGGCAGAAGCCATTGAATCCCAAAAAGCGGAATGGCAAGAAAAGCTGAATGAAAAGTTGAAGGCTGAACAAAAGAAAGCCCTTGCAAAGAAGCAGCTTGAACTTGAAGCCGAAAAAGCCGCTATTCAACAGCAGCTTGACGATTTCGAGATAAAGACCTATTCGGGAATTTGGTACGGTAAAGATGTAACAACCGCCGATTGGCAAGGGTTGAACATTGCCGGGAAAAAGCAATACTATGAAGGCAAGTTCATTACTGAAACCGATCCTGACCTGATGAAGAAATATCAGGATTTCTACAAGCAGCTTGAAGAATTGGATGCGGAAGGCAGTAATTACCACGATATTCAGCAGCAGTTAAAGAAGATTGAACAGGAAATTGCAAAAGTTCAATCCGATTTGAAAAATGTTGAAAAAAGTGGTATAATAGATACAGCGGTAGATGATGCCTTTTCGCAAGCCCGCAAGGATGCGGCTATATGGGCGAAAAGCACCAAAGAAGCGGATGATGTGTTGCGGGATGTTTCCGGGCAAGTGTGGCAAGCCGCCCCAAAGGTGGAAAAGGATGCAATTTACGAATACACTTCCAGTTATAGCAAATTCAATGAACCGTTGCGGGGTATTGAATACGGTACAAACGCCGTTAAAGGTGTAGGAAATATTGATTTTGACACCATAGGCACAAATTACGGCGGTTACAAGCCGGGGCAAGTTCGGAAGCAAATAAACGCCATGACTGATATTATAGAAAAATCAACCTATGATGTTGATGTATGGTTGCAGCGTGGATGTGATTACCGGGGCATGGATAGCTTTTTTGAAATATCTATGTCTGATTTACAAAACGCTTCACAAGCCGAATTAGAAAAGCTATTACTTGGAAAAACTGTTACTGATTACGGTTTTTTCAGTTGTGGCGTTTCTAAAGGGAAAGGTTTTTCACATAAGCCTATCATAATGAATGTGTATGCCCCAAAAGGCACAAAAATGATGTATGCTGAACCGTTTTCCGCTTTTGGTAATGGTTCGGGGCGTTCATGGGATGGCGTTTCAAGACAATCAAGTTTTGGAAGTGAATCAGAAATCATTTTGCAGCAAGGAACAAGTTTTCGGGTAACAAAGGTTGAAAAAACAGGCGGAAAACTGTATGTTGATATTGAAGTTATCTTACAGAATCCCCCGCAAAGGTAGGTGATGAAAGGATGGAAAAGAAAACGCTGGAAGAACGCCTTGAAGGTGATATTCTTACCGACAACACGAAAATTCCAAAGTATGAACAATGTAAAAATTGCCTATTTCGTAAAATGAAGATTGGGGATTCCCTGATTGACGATTACAGAAGAAGCAGTTGCATGGTTTTTCCGTATCCTGAAATGAAACCTATTCAGTTTTTAGATGGATCAGCGGAATGTGAGTTCTACGAGAAAGAAAAGCAAAAATGAAAATAAACCACTTTTGAAATTAACTTTTCAGAAGTGGTTTTTTCATGCCCTTTTTCAGAAAGAAGGTGATCCGGGTATCTTCCAGCTATGGGTTAAATAGTGATTTCGTCTTTTAAGCGTTGCAGACGGTAAAGAACAAGGTCAAAATGCGTGGTTCGTAACCCACGGTAAAAAACGGAAATTTTGAAAGGTAGGTAAACAACATGAAAAAAGAAGATTTGATTGCAATGGGCTTGACAGAGGAACAGGCAAAAAAGGTGATGGATTCCCTTGATGGTAACTTTGTAACAAAGACAAGGTTCAACGAGGTAAACGAGGAAAACAAAACCCTGAAACAGTCTGTTGCTGACAGAGATAAACAGCTTGAAGATTTGAAGAAATCCAGCGGCGATAATGCCGAACTGAAAAAGCAGATTGAAACCTTGCAGCAGCAGAACGCCGAACAGCAGAAAGCCCATGAAGCAGAACTGAAACAACTTAAACTGGATAACGCCATTGATACCGCCCTGACAGCAGCCGGGGCAAAGAATGTAAAGGCAGTCAAGCCCTTCATTGACACCACCAAAATTAAACTTGGTGAAGATGGGAAGCTGACCGGGCTTGATGAACAGTTGAAAGAGGTTCAGAAAACGGAAGGTTATCTGTTTGCCGAAAAGCAGCAGAAACAGCAGACCTTCAAGGGCTTCCAACCGGGGGCTTCCGGTGAAGTGAAGCCGGGAACGGAAGTTGACACTTCCAAAATGACCTATTCGGAACTTGCGGCTTATATGGCGGCAAACCCGGATGTAAAAATTGATTAAGAAGAAAGGTGATTAAACAATGGCAAAGTTTGATTCTAAAACATTCAATCCGCAGGCTTTCGGGCATTATGTAGCCCGGATTCCGAACACAACCAAAACCGAACTTGCAAAATCGGGTGCGGTTGGCAGCAATGAGAACGCCCGAAACGCTTTGGCTACACAGACGGGTTCTCTTTATTCCCGTGTACCGTATTTTGGGCGTATCAGCGGCGGCACTTCGCAGAACAATGACGGTAACACCGATATTACCGCAACCAACACCACAACCTATGAACAGGGCTTTGTGGTTGCTTCCCGTATGGATTCGTGGACTGAACGCAGCTTCAGCAAGAACATTACGGCGGGCGTTGATTTCATGGATAATGTTGCCGCACAGATCAGCGATTACAAGATGGAAGTAAAACAGGCAATGTTGCTTGCCATTCTTGAAGGCGTTTTCAGCATGAAAACAGATGGAACAAGCGTTGCGGCAAAGGCGGCGGCTGATTTCCTGAAAGCCCATGTTTACGATATTTCCGGTAATTCCGGTGATGATGCAAAGGTGGGTGCTTCCACGCTGAACAAGGCAATTCAGAAGGCTTGCGGCGATAACAAGAACATTTTCAAGCTGGCTATCATGCACAGCGAGGTTGCAACCAATCTTGAAAACCTTCGCCTTTTGAAGTATCTGACCTATACGGATGCTGACGGGGTGCAGCGTGATCTTGCCCTTGCGACTTGGAACGGAAGAACCGTTCTTATTGATGACGGTATGCCCGTTGTGGAAGTGGTAACAGCAGCCGCAAAAACCACAGATACGGCGATTGATCCGGCAAAGACCTATTACACCCGCAGCGGCAGCAGCGGAAACTATGTTTATACCCCTGTTGAAAGCCCTGATGTTGCCAATATCGGCAATTACTATGAAGCAACGGCTTCTGAACCCGTTTATACAACCTATGTGTTGGGTGAAGGTTCGATTGTCCTTGATGATATTGGGGATTCCGTGCCGTATGAAATGAGCCGTGATGCGAAAACCAACGGCGGGCAGGATACGCTTTATGTGCGTGATCGTTATATTTGCGGCGTGGATGGTATCAGCTTTGAGAAGCCCGCAAGTGTAACAGCTTCCGCTTCCAATGCTGACCTGAAAAACGGTGCGAATTGGAACATTATCAATGATGAAACAAAGGCTATTCCCCACAAGGCGATTGCCCTTTGTAAGATCGTTTCCAAAGGCTAATTGAAGGGCGGTGATCCCAATGCTGGAAATGGTAAAGGAACGGCTGAAATCGTTTGGGTATGAGTTGCAGGAAGGGGATGAATTTGCCCTTTCCTTTTCAATTCAGAAGGTGGAAAACACCATAAAGAACGATTGCAACACGCCTTCTATACCTGATGGCTTGGTGAATATCGCTGTTGATATGGCAGTAGGCGAATTCTTAACGGCAAAGAAAACTTTTTCGCCGGATAGCATTGCAGGGCTTGATTTAGATATTGCGGTAAAGCAGATACAGACGGGCGACACCAACACCGTATTTGCAACCGGGGAAGGAAGTTTGACCGCTGAACAGAGGTTGAACACTTTCTTGAACTATCTTCTGACTTACGGAAGGGATGAATTTTCGTGTTACCGGAAAATCAGGTGGTAAAGCTGACCGCCGCACAAAAAGCGGCAAGGAAAGCGATTGAAAGCACCTATTCAGGTGTTTGCACCATTATTGAACGCCGGGATGTGCGGGATGAAAAAACCAAAATCACCCGGAAGAATGAAGAAGTTCCTGTTGTCGAAAATCAGCCTTGCAAGCTATCCTTTGAAAAATTGAACGCCGTTGTTCAAACTGACACGGCGGCAAAGCAGACACAAGGCACAAAGCTATTCATAGCACCGGAAATAAAGGTAAAGCCCGGTTCAAAAATCGTTGTGGAACAAAACGGCGTAACAACCGCATATTCCGCAAGTGGTGTTCCCGCTGTTTATCTATCCCATGCGGAAATCATGCTTGAACTGTTCGAGGGGTGGGCGTAATGGCAAACATGGGCGGGTTTTCGGTTGCAGGAATGAAGAAACTTCAAAAGCAGTTGAACAAAATTCAGCAAGGGAATGTTGAAGCCTTCATTGATGCTTGTGCAAAGGAACTTGCCGCCCGCCTATTGGCAAAAGTTATCAAGCGTACACCCGTGGGGCAATACCCCGCAAGTTCAGGTAAAAAAGGCGGTACACTTCGCCGGGGCTGGACTTCCAAAACCCATGAAGAAGCGGAAAGCGGGAAAAAGGCAAGTGCGAAAGCATACGCTGATTCCCTTACGATCCACCATTACGGAAACACCCTTGTTATTGAGATAGTGAACCCGGTTGAATATGCTTCCTATGTGGAGTACGGACACCGGACAGCCAATCATAAAGGGTGGGTTCAAGGGCGGTTCATGCTTACGATTTCGGAACAGGAAATACAGAATATAGCCCCGAAAGTGCTTGAAAGCAAAATCAAAAAGTTTTTAGGGGAGTGCTTGCAATGATAAATTCCATAATTGAATCAATCAGCATTTCCTTAAATGCTGAATTTGGTGATGAATACACCACTTACACAGAATCGGTTGAACAGGGTTTGAACGAACCTTGTTTTTTTCTGTTCTGCATAAACCCCACAAACCGGGTATTTCTTGGGAAACGGTATTTCAGGGAAAACCAATTCTGCATACAATACTTCCCAGTTGACAAAGACCGGGCAAAGGAAGAATGTAATGCAGTTGCCGAAAGGCTTTTTTCTTGCCTTGAATATATAACCGTTACCGGGGATTTGGTGCGTGGCACAAAAATGAAATATGAAGTAGTGGATGGGGTGCTGAATTTCTTTGTGAACTATGATTTGTTCGTTTACAAGGTGGCGGCTTCTGATGCTATGGAAGAAATTTCTGAAAATGTTACCGTGAAAGGATAAGGTGATGTGAATGGCGGTAAAGAAAAGCAAACCCGCCGCAAGCGAACCGGGCAAAGTTGAAAGTTCATTTTCAAAAGAACAGTTGCTTGCGGCTGAACGATTTCAGGGCAGGAAGGATATTGTGAACACCCTTCTTTCCCCTGACGAACAATACACGGTTGAAACCGTTGAACAGATGATTGAAAAATATATGAAAGGACAGGTGAAATAACATGGCTTTAGGCGGTGGAACTTTCGTTACACAGAACAAAGAATTGCCGGGTGCATATATCAATTTCATTTCGGCAGCTTCCGCAAATGCCGCCCTTTCCGAAAGAGGTATTGCAACAATGCCCCTTGAATTGGATTGGGGCATTGACGGTGATGTGTTTGAAGTAACCAATGGGGATTTTCAGAAGAACAGCCTGAAAATTTTCGGTTACGATTACACGCATGACAAGCTGAAAGGGCTTCGTGATTTGTTCCTGAATACGCAAACCCTTTATGCGTACAAATTGACTTCCGGGGGAACAAAGGCAGCAAATACCTTTGCGGAAGCCCTCTATTGCGGGGTTCGTGGCAATGACCTGAAAATCACAATTCAGGTAAATGCTGATGATGATACCCTGTTTGATGTGAAAACCGTACTTGATACGGCGGTTGTTGACGAACAGACGGTTGCAAAGGCGGCTGATCTGATTGCAAACGATTTTGTGAAGTTCAAGGCTTCTGCAACGCTGGCAGTAACGGCAGCAACGCCTTTGGCGGGCGGCACGAATGGAACGGTGAACGGAACAGCTTATCAGACCTATCTTGATAAGATTGAAGCCTACACCTACAACACAATGGGCGTTGTGGTAACAGACGATACCACAAAGGGGCTTTTCGCTTCTTTCGTCAAGCGTTTGCGTGATGAAATGGGTATCAAGTTCCAGCTTGTGCTTTACAACAAGGCGGCTGACTACTACGGTACAATCAGCGTAAAGAACAGGGTGCTTGATGAAGGTTGGAGTGAAGCAAGCCTTGTTTATTGGGTAACGGGTGCTTCCGCTGGTTGCGAGGTAAACAAGAGCAATCAGAACAGGATTTACAACGGTGAATTTACCGTTGATGCAGATTACACCCAAAACGAACTGAAAAAGGCTATCAAAGCCGGAGAATTTACGCTTCACAAGGTCGGTGCTGATATTCGTGTGTTGGAAGATATTAACACAATGGTTACTACTTCCGATACACAGGGCGATATTTTCAAGGACAATCAGACCGTGCGTGTGATGGATCAGATCGCAAATGATATTGCGGTTTTGTTCAACACTAAATATTTGGGCGTTGTTCCCAATGATGCAGCGGGAAGAATTTCCCTTTGGTCGGATATTGTGAAGCACCATGAACAGTTGCAGGAAATCCGGGCGATTGAAAACTTTTCGGATTCTGATGTGACGGTTACACAGGGCAACACAAAGAAATCCGTGGTGGTAAATGACCTTGTAACGGTTGTAAATGCTATGAGCAAGCTGTATATGACCGTTACGGTGGCATAAGGAAGGGGTGAAACAGAATGAACGGTAATGTGGTTATGAAAGCCAAAGATACGGTATTTGCGGCTTTGGCTGAATGTTTCGTAACTATCGGAACACGCCGCTACAATTTCATGCAGGCTATCAACCTTGAAGCAAAGTTTGAGAAGAACAAAACGGAAGTTCCCATTCTTGGCAAGACGGGCAAGGGAAACAAGGCTTCCGGCTGGAAAGGTACGGGTTCGGCAACCTTCCACTACAACACTTCTATTTTCCGGCAGATGATGTTGCAGTACAAGGAAACCGGGGAAGATATTTATTTTGAAATTCAGATTTCAAATGAAGATCCCACTTCCGGGGCGGGCAGACAAACAATGATCCTGATGGATTGTAACATTGACGGCGGCGTGCTGGCAAAGTTTGATGCAGACGGTGAATATCTTGATGAAGATATGGATTTCACCTTTGAAGATTTCAAGATGCCGGAATCCTTCAAAGACCTTGAAGGATTTCTTACGAACTAACAACCAATGGAAGGGCTGAAACCCCTTGTGTGCGGCTTATATAAGCCCATATAAGGGGTTTTGCCTATTCCGTGATAAATAATGAAAGGAAGATGTAAAATGTCTGAATTCGCAAAATTTATGAAGGCTAACAAAGCCGTGAAGGAAAACGGGTTCTACCCGGCAACAAAATCCCTTTGTGATGAAAAGGGCAACCCCCTTGAATGGGAGTTCAAACACATTTCTTCCAAAGAGAATGAGGAAATCAGGGAGAATTGCACCATTGATATTCCGGTAACGGGCAAGCCGAATATGTACCGCCCGAAACTGAAATCCAGCCTTTACATTCAGCGTATGATTGCGGCTTCCGTGGTTGTGCCTGATTTGTTCGATTCCGAATTGCAGGATTCTTACGGTGTGAAAACTCCGGAAGATTTGCTGATGGCAATGGTTGACGATCCCGGCGAATATAACGATTTGGCGGCTTTCGTTCAGAAATTTCAGGGCTTCAATGTTTCCTTTGAAGATAAGGTGAATGAAGCAAAAAACTAATTGAAGAAGGGGATTGGGAAGCGAACTTTGCTTACTATGCCCTTCTGAAACTTCACATTCTACCTTCCGTTTTCCTTGCTATGGATGAAGAAGAAAAGGCTTTTACCGTGGCGGCAATCAAGGTGAAAATGGAAGCTGACAAAAAAGAGAAAAAGAAGATTGAAAGTAAATCCAAAAAGAAAGGTAGGTGATCCGCATGGCTACAATCAGAACAGCGATTGAATTACAAGATAACTTCACAAGCGTTTTGTATCAGGTTATCAATTCCGTAAATTTGGGGCTTTCCGCTATGGAAGATTTGCACCAAACAATGAACAGCCCCGTTGACACGGCTTCTATTGAAGCGGCAAGGGATTCAATCAATCAGGCTACTATTGCAGTTCAACAGTTGGATGCAGCTATGCAAGGGATTGAAACCCCTGAAACACAAACACCTACCGCCCCACAGAATTCAGCCCCGGTTGTGCTTCCCGTGCAACCGGATATGCCTGATCCGTTGGTAGATCAGCCCGAACCCGTAAGAGTTCCGGTTCAATGGCAGTCTGACAATTTGGAAGTTTTCACGGGTTCGGGTGTAGAACGGTTTGAACAGGAAGTTCAAAGTGCAAACAATATGTTGAACACTTTGAACCAAACCCAAAGCCGGATTGCAGAAACGGCGGCACAAACTGATTTGTTCCCGGCAAATGCTATTGCCGATATGAACAATATGCAAAGCCGCTTGCAAGCAATTCAGCAGCGTATTCAGACAATCGAAAGCAACCCCCTGAATATGGGTACAGATACCGCAAATGCAGAATTGGAACAGTTGCGGGGGCAGTTAGATCAGGCGGTTCAGGAACAGCAGAATTTGAACCGTGCTGTTGACAACATGGATGTTCAGGCAGCAAATGAAGCCTATTTGCGGTTGTCGCAAACAGTAGGCAATACTGAAAGATATATCCGTGATAATGTTGACGAACAAGGGCGGTTCAACCGTGAAATTGAAGAAGGCACGAATGAAGCCAATGAACTAATGCAGACAATCAAGGGTGCGGTTGCGGCGTATGCTACAATTCAAACCCTTTCAGCGGCGTTGAACTTATCAGATCAGCTTACTTCTACAACCGCCCGTTTGAATTTGATGAATGACGGATTGCAAACCACACAGGATTTGCAGAACATGATTTATCTTTCAGCGGAACGGGCAAGGGGCAGCTACCAGGCAACCGCTGATGCCGTTTCCAAACTTGGACTTATGGCGGGTGATGCGTTCAGCAGTTCGGAAGAAATCATTGCCTTCATGGAACAAGTAAATAAGCAATTTACCATTGCCGGAACGGAAGCGGCGGGCATTGATGCCGCTATGTTGCAGCTTACGCAAGCAATGGGTTCAGGCGTTCTCCGTGGTGAGGAATACAACAGCATTTTGGAACAAGCCCCGAATATCATTCAGGCGATTGCTGACTATATGGAAGTTCCAAAGGGGCAATTAAAGGATATGGCAGCGGAAGGACTAATCACCGCTGACATTGTAAAGGCGGCTATGTTTGCGGCGGCTGACGATACCAACGCAAAATTTGAACAGATGCCGAAAACCTTTTCGCAAATTTGGACTTCTTTTCAAAATACCGCTTTAATGGCATTTCAGCCCGTTCTTCAAAGAATGAATGAAATTGCCAATAGTGAAGCATTTCAGGGGTTTGTGAACAATGCGATTGAAGCCCTTTCAATGGTGGCGGGCATTGCCCTTGAAATCTTTGATTTGCTTGTGGGCGTTGCTGAAATCGTTGGTGAAAATTGGTCGTGGCTATCCCCTATCATTTACGGTGTAGCCGGGGCTTTGGCGGTTTACTACGGGGCACAGTTGGCAGCAAATACTATTAGTGCAATAAGCAAGGGAATTCATATTGCAATGGCGGTTGCACAGATGATTCACGCAGCGGCAACGGGGGCTTTAACAGCCGCCACAGCAGCGGAAATTGCAGCACAGAACGGCTTGAACGCCGCTTTATATGCTTGTCCTATCGTGTGGATCATTATTCTTATAATCGCCCTGATAGCCCTATTCTATGCGGCTGTTGCGGCGGTCAATCACTTTGCGGGAACTTCCGTTTCTGCAACGGGTATAATTTGCGGGGCGTTCATGGTTGCCCTTGCCTTTATCGGCAATATCTTTGTTGCCCTTTGGAATTTGGTCGTGGATGTGTTCGTGCTTATCTATAACCTTGTGGCAACCGTGGCAAACTTTATCGGCAATGTGTTCACCGATCCTATCGGTGCGGTTTGTCGGTTGTTCTTTGATTTGGCTGATACCGTGCTTGGAATTCTTCAAGCATTGGCTTCGGCTATTGATGCAATCTTCGGTTCAAACCTTGCGGGAAGTGTTCAGGGTTGGCGTGATTCTCTTGGCGGTTGGGTTGATGAAACCTTCGGCAAGGGTGATGAAGTAATGGCAAAAATGAACGCTGACGATATGAAACTTGGGCGGTTTGAATACGGGGCAGCTTGGGATGCCGGGTATTCCTTCGGTGAAGGGATTGATGAAAGCATTGCAAATTTCGATCCTTCCAGCCTGTTTGATACCAATGTACCGGGTGCGGGCGATTACGCCGATTTGAGCAATTACGGGGCGGGGCTTGCCGGGGATGTTGGCGATATAGCGGGCAATACCGGGGCAATCAAGGATTCAATGGATATTACAGAAGAAGATTTGAAATACCTTCGTGACATTGCCGAACAGGAAGCAATAAACAGATTTACAACCGCTGAAATTACCATTGAACAGACGAACCACAACACCGTTTCCGGTAAAATGGATTTAGATGGTATTGTTTCAGGATTGACGGATGCAGCCCGTGAAGCGGCTGACATTATGGCGGAAGGGGTGCATGAATAATGAGTAAAAGCGGATATGATTTCTACCTGAAAAAATGCTTGTTACCAATCGCCCCTGAAAAGCTGCAAGTGAAAATCAATAATGCAAATGATACGCTAACCCTGATAAATGAAGGGGAAATAAACATTTTGAAAACCCCTGAACTGACGGATATTGAATTTGAGTGCAGAATACCACAAGTAAAATACCCGTTTGCAACCTATAAATCAGGGTTCAAAGGGGCTTCTTATTTTCTTGATTACTTTGAAAGTTTGAAAGCGGATAAGAAGCCCTTTCAATTTATCGTTTCCCGGACAATGCCGAATGGGAAGGTTCTGTTTTCAACCAATATGAAGGTATCATTGGAAGATTACAAAATCACCGAACAGGCGAAAAACGGCTTTGATTTGATGGTAAAAATCAAGTTGAAGCAATACCGGGACTATGGCACAAAAACCGTAAATATCAAAATCGCCGCTTCCAAACCAAAAGCAAAGGTTGAAAAGCAAAGGGCGGCTGATCCCCCGGCAAAGAAAAGCTATGGTGTGGGCGATATAGTGAATTTTCACGGCGGCACACACTTTTATAGTTCCTATCCGGGGGCAAAGGGCTATTCCGCAAGGGCGGGAAAGGCAAAAATCACGATTGCAAACGGTTCAGGGAAAGCCCACCCGTGGCATTTGATACACACCGATTCAGGTTCAAATGTGTATGGATGGGTAGATGATGGAACATTTGATTAAGGGGGTGCAGCTTTGAATGTAGAACTTTTGATTTCCGATCCTTCCGGTACAAAGGCATATATCCCGGTTGTGGAAGAAGGTATTGAATGGAGTACAGAAAGAAGAAGCACCCCCGGCAAGCTGACCTTCAAACTTGTAAAAGATTCCGTTATCAATTTTCAGGAAGGGGCGGCGGTTCGCCTGAAAGTGGATGGGAAACCCGTTTTCTTTGGGTTTGTGTTCACGAAAAAGCGGGATAAAGATCAGATTATAGAAGTAACAGCTTACGATCAATTAAGGTATTTGAACAACAAAGATACCTATGTTTATGAGAACAAAACCGCTTCGCAGTTTATTCAGATGATTGCAGCGGATTTTTCTTTGAACACCGGGACTTTGGAAGATACCGGGTTTGTGATTGCTTCACGGGTGGAAGATAACACTTCCCTATTTGATATGATAGAAAATGCCCTTGATTTGACATTGCAGAACAGCAAGGAAATGTTTGTTTTGTATGATGATTTCGGCAAACTGACATTGAAAAGCCTTTCTTCAATGTATGTTGGCGAACCGGGGGCGTACCTGATGATTGATGAAGAAACCGGGGAAAATTTTGAATACACTTCCAGCATTGACAACGACACCTACAACAAAGTGAAGTTGACCTATGACAATGAGGAAACCGGAAAGCGGGAAGTTTACATTGCACAGGATTCAAGCCACATGAACGCATGGGGTGTATTGCAGTATTTTGACACGCTGCAAAAGGGCGAAAACGGGCAAGCAAAAGCGGATGCCCTGTTGAAGCTATACAACAGCAAAACAAGAAACCTGAAAATCGTGAACGCTTTGGGCGATACACGGGTAAGAGCCGGAAGCATGGTTGTAATAAACCTTGCTTTGGGCGATATGAATTTGAAAAACTTTATGCTGGTTGAAAAGGTGAAGCACACTTTCAAGCTGGATGAACATTTCATGGATTTAACACTTCGAGGGGGTGAATTTATTGCCTGATGCAGTTGAACTAATGAAAATAGTAAAACAAGTTGCAAGTGAAGCGGTTGACGCTTCAAAACCCGTTCAAGTTTGTTTCGGGAAAGTAACAAGCACTTCCCCCTTGAAAATCCTTGTGGAACAGAAATTGCCATTGGGTGAAGGGCAGCTTGTTCTTTGCCGGAATGTTACGGATCATAAAACCTATATAACCGGGGGAAACATTCAGAATTACTACTATGTAGGAACACCGCCGAATGTTTCAACACTTCCGGTTAGCCCTTCCCATGTTCACGCTATGGGTAAAATTCAAATCACCGTTCATAATGGGTTGGTTGTCGGTGATGAAGTTATCCTTTTAAGGCAACAGGGCGGGCAAAAATATATTGTGGTGGATAGAATCGGATGATACCTTCAACCACAGCCTTTCTTGAACAGGATTTCGAGATTGAGGAACAACCAACCCATACCTACAAAATGAACCTTGCAAGCGAACTTGTACGGGGATATACAGACTATCAGGAAGCAATGAAACAGGCAATATACAAAATCCTAAACACAGAGCGTTACCAATATGTGATGTATTCGTGGAACTATGGGATTGAATTGCTTGATTTATACGGTGAACCCGTTTCCTATGTTTGCCCCGAACTTGAACGCCGGATCACGGAAGCCCTGACTTGGGATGATAGAATCAAAAGCGTTGATAATTTTGAATTTAACATTTCAAAAAAGGGTGAAATCCTTGTAACTTTTACCGCACATACCGTTTTCGGTGATGTGGTTGCTGAAAAGGTGGTGAACTTTTAATGTATGATGTAACCTATAATGAAATTCTTGAACGGATGCTTTCACGGGTATCTGACAAATTCGACAAGCGGGAAGGTTCGGTTATCTTTGACACCCATTCCCCCACAGCCCTTGAATTGGAAATTCTTTATGTTGAACTGAACACCCTGATTGCGGAAGCATACGGTGATAGTGCTTCAAGGGAATTTCTTATCAGGCGTTGCAAAGAAAGAGGAATTACCCCTTATGAAGCAACCTACGCTGTTTTGAAGGGTGAATTTACACCAACAAATATTGATGTTACCGGACAGCGGTTCAATATAGGTTCAATGAATTTCATTGTAACTGAAAAAATCGCAGATGGGGAATATCAGGTGCAATGTGAAACCCCCGGAATTGTCGGAAATCAGCAAATGGGAACAATGATTCCCATTGATTACATTGAAGGACTTGAAACGGCTGAACTTACGGAAATTCTTATTCCCGGTGAGGATGAAGAAGAAACGGAAGATTTGCGAACCCGTTATTTTGATAGCTTCAATGAAAGAGCCTTTGGGGGCAATGTTCGTGATTACCTTGAAAAAACAAATGCCATTCCGGGGGTTGGAAGCACTAAAGTAACAAGGGTTTGGAACAATGACCTTCGCCCCCTTGAAATGATACCTTCCGCAGCGGTTCAAGCGTGGTTCAACACAATTAAACCAACATTGACCGGGGAAGTTGCCGCATGGCTTGAAACCGTGTATGATGCAGCACTGAACCGGAAACTGACAACCGGGGGAACGGTGCTTTTAACAATTCTGAATTCTGATTTTGGGGTTGCTTCCGATACCCTGATTAAAACGGTGCAGCAAACCATTGATCCTGACGAATACGCCGGGGAAGGTTACGGGGTTGCACCTATCGGGCATATTGTGAAGGTTGAAAGTGCAGAAACAAAAACTGTAACCGTCAAAACAAACATTACCTTTGATGTAGGCTATGGCTGGTCGAACCTTCAAAGTTCAATCAATGATGTAATTTCAAACTATTTGTTTGAACTTCGTAAATCGTGGGCTGACAATCCCTATTTGGTGGTTCGTATCAGTCAAATTGAAACCCGCCTTTTGAGTATCAAGGGCATTGTGGATATTGGCAACACCAAAATAAACGGGGCTTCTGACAACCTGACTTTGGGAAAATTTGAAGTTCCGGTGTTTGGGGGTGCGAGTGCATGACAAGAGAAGTTGACCTTGTTTCCTACCTACCCCCATTTTTAGCAGAGTTCAAGGAAATTGCCGTTACTTTGGAAGCGGAAAACCCTGAATTCGTGCTTGTGTGGAACGCCGCTGAAAGGGTTCTTTCAAATGAATTCATTGAAACGGCTGACGAATATGGAATTTCAAGGTTTGAAAAAATCTTGAACATTTTACCTTCAACAGAAGATACCCTTGAAAGCCGCCGTGCAAGAGTTCAAGCCCGGTGGTTTAATACTATCCCCTACACAATGAAATCCTTCCTTGCAAAGCTGATTGCCTTGTGTGGGGATTCTGATTTCACGGTTACAAAGGAATATCAAAATTACAAAGTTGAAATCTTGACAAACCTTGAACTGTTCGGACAGGTTGAAGAATTGGAACGCATAATTGACAGCATGATCCCATGCAACATGATTGTGATTTCACTGAATGAAATTCCTTGTGATGCGGCGGGGTTTGCTTTCGTTGCCGGGGGCGTGTGTTCAGTAGAACATTTTTTCATTACCAATGATGAACAGACACAGCAAACGATCAGCAGCGGGGCAATTTTCGGCGGCGGTACAGTACACACCGCCCACTATTTTATAACCAATGACAGCAAAGAAAATGTTGCCGTTGGTGGTTCGGTATTACACGGCGGCGGGGCGGTCAATTCCGTTTCCGTTGTTATAACCAATGATTTCAATGAACAGTTCAACATAAGCAGCGAAAATTCAGTTGGTTCAGGCGTGGTTGCTTCTGAATTCATTGAAATAAAACAATAAGAAAGGATTGAATAATTATGGCAGAATTTTCAAAGTTGGTTATCACCAACAAAGGGCAAGCGTTACTTGCAAAGATGATTGCCGGGGAAGGAAGCGTTGAATTTACCAAAGTATCAGCTTCCAGCACGGCATACACGGATGCACAGCTTGAAGGGCTGACTTCCCTTTCCAATGTGAAGCAAACAAGCCTGATTTCCAAAATCACCCGCACAAATGGGGTTGCAATCAAGGTTGAAGCCGCCTTCACCAATACCGAACTGACAGCGGGGTATTACATGAAGGCGTTGGGCTTGTATGCGGTTGATCCTGATGATGGGGAAATCCTCTATGCCGTGACAAGGGAAACTTCCGGGAATTGTTATATGCCCGCATATAACGGGATTACTGTTTCCGGTGCGTATGTGCAGCTTGTAACCACGGTTGGGAACGCTGAAAATGTTTCCCTTGAAGTGGATCAGGCGGCGGTTGCCACAATCGGGGATATTCAGGATTTGCAGAAGCAGATTGCAGACCTTGAAGCCTTCATTGGGTATTCTGATGAAGATATTTTCGGCGTGGAAGTGGATTTTGCAAACAAGAAATTTACCCGCCTTTCCGGTGCGGTAAACCGTACACCGGGGGCGGGCTTTGATTCAATCAATGCCTTTGGCGGGCGTAAACGCTGCAATGTTGCTGATGATGGCACAGTAACCGCCTATTATGGCGATTCGGGCTATACCACAACGGGGAAGAACGCAGCCGGAACGCCCGTTCAGGTAATGGTTGAACAGCCTAAATTTTATTACAAGGTTGTTCCTATGGTGCTTGAAAAAGGCGTAAAGGGAATGAAAATCCGCAAAGCCCGCTACTATGTTTCGGACACCCTGAAACCCGGCTTCAAGGTTCACCCGGCTTTTGTGGAAAACGGGAATGTGAATCCTTACATTTACCTTGCAGCCTTTGAAGGTTCGTTGTTTGACACTTCCGCAAACGCCTATATTTTGGATAATGCACAGGTGGCAGACTTCGCAGCGGATAAACTTTCCAGCATTGCCGGAACAAAGCCCGCTGGCGGCGATACACAGAATTTGACAAGGGCAAATGTTCGCTTGCTTGCACAAAAGAGGGGTGCGGGTTGGGAACAGGCGTATGCAGCCACAGCAGCCGCTTCACAGCTTTTGATGCTGATTGAATATGCTTCTTTCAATATGCAAACCGCCATTGGAAGGGGCAACACAGATCAGGCTTCAAGTGCGGCGAACATTCAGTACACCGGGGCAACCGTTTCTTTGGGTAATGCTTCCGGTGCTGTTACCAATGCAAACGGTATTCAGCTTATTTCCTACCGTGGGGAAGAAAACTTTTGGGGTAACATTTGGACTTGGGTTGACGGTATGAACGAGGAAAACCCCGATCCATTTGAAAGCGGGCAAACCGGAACACTTCATGTTGCGGATCATGGCTTTGCTGATAATTCCAAAGCAAGCCCTTATAAGAACACGGGTATTCACCCGATTCAGGGCGGCGGCTATGTTTCCGCTTTTGGGTACAGTGAAGAATTTGATTGGCTGTTCATTGGCGTTGAATTTAGCGGCAATGATGCCCTTCCGGTTGGTGATTACCATTGGAACAACAATTCCGGTTGGCGGGTTGCTATATTGGGCGGCTGTTGTAGTAACGGTTCTCATGCGGGTGCTTTCTGTTGGCATCTGAATTATGCTGCTTCTACTCGTTATTGGCATGTCGGCGGGCGGTTGGTGTATGTACCTTCCAAAAAGGAAGCCGCAGCGTAACCGTTGAACAAGGTTTGAAAAATTGAATATATGCGGTGGTTCAGGGAGTTTTGTTGTTTACAAGCCAATGACAGAATAGCAGAACAAAATAGAAACCATGAAAAAGGTTACTAAATTAGGCAGCTATTGTAATAACAGTTCTAATGCAGGTACTTTCTATTGGAATCTGAATAATGCTACTTCTAATCGTAATTGGAATATCAGCAGGCAGTTAGTAAATGCACGATTCAGCCTATGGGGTAGCGATTTACTACCCCATAGGCTGTTTCAAATAAATCTCTGTATTCCTGAATCGCCCCGCCGCTTGGCGGAACAGACAGCCCCCGAAAGGGGGAAGTTAAAAATAAAATTGGGCTGTGTTGGTAGACTTTGAAAGTTTATTTTCAAAGGTTGAAGATTCGGCTTAATGTGCATACAAAAGGAACATTCGACAAATGAAGCGATATGGAAATCTATATGAACAGATTTGTTCGATGGATAACCTACGCAAAGCCCACCAAAACGCAAAGAAGGGGAAAGGCTGGTATGAGGAAGTAAAAGAGGTTGAAGCAGACGTTGACGGTTATTTGACACGGCTTCAAGAAATGCTTATCAATCACACCTACCAAACTTCCAAATATGAAAAATTTATCAAGCGGGAAAACGGAAAGGAACGGGAAATTTTCAAATTGCCTTACTTCCCGGATCGTATTTGTCAATGGGCGATTCTGCAAGTCATTGAACCGTATCTTTTACGGTATATGACAAAGAACACCTATTCGGCGATACCTGACCGGGGAATCCATGCGGCGTTGCAAGATGTAAGGGACGCTATGCAAAAGGATGTTCCCGGCTGTCAGTATTGTTTGAAGCTTGATGTAAGAAAGTTTTACCCTTCTATCAATCACGATATTTTGAAACAGAAATTCAGGAGATTGTTCAAAGATGCTGAATTGCTTTGGTTGTTGGATGAAATCATAGATAGCATTTGTACCGCTAAAATTGAAGATATGCGTGATATTTGGTTGCTTGATGAAGATATTGATTCTGAAACAGGCATACCAATAGGGAATTACCTTTCCCAATATTGCGGCAACTTCTATCTTTCAGGATTCGATCACTGGATCAAGGAAGAAAAGCGGGTGAAACACTACTTCCGGTATATGGATGATATTGTGATATTCGGTGCTGATAAAGCAGAACTTCACCGATTACTAAAAGAAATTGACGCTTATTTCCGGGATAATTTGAAACTGGTTATCAAAGGGAATTGGCAAGTATTTCCTTCTTATGTGCGGGGTGTAGATTTTGTGGGGTATCGAACATTTTTGAATTACACGCTTTTGAGGAAATCAAGCTGCAAGAAATTCAAGGCAAGGATGATTGCAATTAGGAAAAAGACGGAAACCGGGCAGATGATGAATTATTCTGAATGGTGTTCCGTGAATTCTTATAAGGGGTGGTTAAAGCATTGCGATAGTTACCGCTTACAGCAAAAGTACCTTGCACCGATCCAGCCGGATGCCGATAGGTATTATTTGGAAGTCATAAAATCTAAAAGAAAGGCGGCGTAACAATGGTTGATTACGGAAAAGTAAGAAGCACTGTCAAGCCCGAAAGCATTGTAATTGATGATTTCAGCGTTTGGCAGCACACCAACATTCAGGAAGTTTCTGAAAATGTGGGTGAAGAAAATGAATTCAAAGGGTTTGAATTCAACATGGTTCAGTACACCAAAGATGAGTTTATTTTACAGCAGGCAGCGGAAAATGCTTCCTTGTCGCAGCAGGTAACAGATATGCAGCTCGCTTTGTGTGAAGTCTATGAAATGATACCGTAAGGAAGGGGTGAACCACTATGGCAAAAATTTATGCCGAACTTATCAAGAAGGGACTGAAAACCATTGATGATGTACCGGAAAAGCTGAAATCTGATGTTCAGGCTTTGCTGGGCGGTGATAACTGATGTTTCAGTTTATCATATACAAAATTTTATTCAGAAAGGATGTAGAAGAAATGGCAGTTGTTTATGCAACCCTTATTGTGAAGGGCAAGAAAGATTTTGCGGATGTTCCTGAAAGAATTCAGGATCAGGTGAAGGAAGTCCTGATTGACCTGGATTTGGGTGAACTGGCAAGGTAAAGGAAATTATCAAGTGATAGCTTAAAACCCTTATATGGGGCTTATATGAAGCCCTGTATAGGGGTTTTTAAGTTACACGGAAAGGCGGTGATACCCGATGGAAAAAATTCTGATGGAAACCTATTCCATTGCCCTTCCCATTGTCTTAACTGCTTTGATGGGGTACATTGTTTGGCTTCTGAAAAAGCAGAAGAAGGACAGGGACGCAAACAGTAAAGGCACAATGCTTTTACTTAGGGTTCAGCTTATCGAATATCACGATAAGTACACAATTTTAGGTTCGATTCCTTCTTACGCCTACGAAAATTTTTGTGAAATGTATGAAGCATATCACGAATTAGGCGGGAATGGCATGATTACCAAAATGAAGGAAGAAATTGACGAATTACATTTGAAAAGAAAGGGTGAAATTTATGAACAACATTAACTGGATTGTGAGATTTAAGAACAAGGCGTTTTGGGTTGCACTTATCCCGGCGATTCTGCTTCTGATTCAGGTTGTGGCGGCTGTTTTCGGCTTCACGCTGGATTTGGGCGATCTTGGGAACAAGCTGCTTGATGTCGTAAATGCGCTGTTCGCCGTCCTTACCATTCTTGGTATTGTGGTTGATCCGACAACCGCAGGAACGGGGGACAGTGAACAGGCTATGACTTATACCGAACCGAAAAAGAAAGGGTGATATAAA